CAAGGGAGGTGCTAATCCCATAAATACTGTTTTCTACCAAGGCGTGGTTGTCCAGGCCACTCCAACCGAGGTAATCATTGAAGTTTATCCACTTTAACGGTGTTATTTGGTTTTTATTAGTTTATCCTCCTTCGAGTTGATTGAGCCCTAGATGGGCGTTAGGCGTTGGCCTGGTCAAAATTGATTGATGGCCCCCCGGGTGATATGATTATTTTGATTGAAGTAGCATTGCCACTTTCGGAGTTCCCGAGACCCAATAAACCAGTGGTTTGGGTGGTGATCCTCCATAGTGATTGACCAGCTTTCTGTGCTAGGAGTTCGATCTGCGGTTCAAACCCAGGGACTGGACCAAGGGTCCAGATTCCAGGTGACACCGCTGACATTCCAGCTAAGATGAAGTAACTACCTGGTGCATTGAGGTGAATACGGTTCTCGCTCAATGCAACAGAAGTGTTGGGGACCTGAAAGACCTTGCTACCGAACAAGGTGCTTCCGGGTGTGATGTCTGTGACTGCTGCTGCAGGACAGGCTGCTGGTTTCGGAGTGTGCAGTTCCACTTCATAATCCACAAACAACTGCCCCAAAGGGATGTCGCCTACGGCATTTAAAGAAGTGGCTACATACAATTTACCTAAGTCATAGGTTTTGATGTCGGTATCAGCGACATAACCAACCCTGGTAAATAATGTAGAAGATCTTGTGGTCAAATTAACCTCAAGTGACTCTTCAGCCCACACCGAACATTCTTTGCTATTCGGGTATTGGAATAGTTCCGTGGAGTTGATTGGATCAACATCCAAAGGATCTATGGAGAATGCTAAGGCAACTCTACCTCGCTCAGATGTTGAAGCGACAGGTACGTAAGTGAATTTCAATTTGGTAAACCTGTACCTTTGATGGGTGTTAGCTATGCTAGACAGCCATGGGAAAGTACTGGCGATTCCGGGCTGAATATTATAAACAGCCAGGTTGAAATTCTGAGCACTAGTAACAACGTTGATATACTCGCGGTTACTAACAATGTATTTCCCAGCAGTTGACCGAAATCTGGGGGCCGGCTTGCGTGTCTTAACGTTATACGCAACCGGTGCTGCTGAGGTTCGGTTGCCCGACATAACAGCGTCAGCAATTGCTTTGCGCTTGTTACGATTCTTCTTGCCACGGAGACGAGAAGCGAGAAACCCATACACTGCCTGTGGTGTTAGATTGCTTCCAACACTAGATAGGAGGGAATTGATTATTGCTTGACCAGTTGGGGACGATGCGAAGGATGCTGCTGTTACGAGTGCCATGGACTTGGCTATAGTAGTTCTTTCTCTGTTATATCTGTAAATCTGATCACAGGGCCAGGATTGTACTCTATAGTTAATCCACGATAGGTGTCTTCAAGGGCTATCTGCTTGTCGGGTGTTATCCCGAACGCCAAAAAGAAGTTGAATCTAGATATGTCCGTGGGTCTAGTGAACTCGTAGTTCAACCCTCTACCCATGTACTCTAGGCCATTAGTTGGCTGGGTGTTCTTCTTCTTGATATTATACCCAGTATCTAGCATCTTGTAAAAGGCGCAAAATATGGGTAGATCCCCAGCTAACGCCTTGCCACAATCGCTTATGGCCTGGCACTGGCGTCTCCAACTATTCTCACTGGATAAGTTTTGGAGACTAATGAGGTCCTTGGTAAGGCAGACGCGTGGATCACGTGTCATCCTCCAATTGGATCCATCATATATGGGTTTGGCTTGGCAGAACTCGATTTCTTGTATGGTGTAAACAGGTTTTTCCACTTTCATGGTAAATCCCATCTCTAGAAACCATCCTGGGAGGTTATCCAATCTCCACAGATCACTGGTTTCTAAAATTACCACACAGTCATCACCATTGTTCAATAGTTCGTACTCTCGAAAAACGCCAAAATAAGAGTATACCAAGGCGCACATAATGAGACAATTGCCGAGACCAGTATTCATATCACCGGACATACGGCACCCATCTGTGCGGTACTTGATGCGGCCATCAGCACAATTGGCATACCCATGGTTTCGTAACTGCATTCGCAGCAATTTGGCGAACCATCGGTCACCTCTGAAAAATGACCGGTATACCTTGTGCTCCCATTGCAAAATGGGTATTGAACAGTGTTGATCGAATCTTGAAGCATCAAGACCTATCGCAACAGGGCGGTTAAAGCGATTCCATTTCTTGTTAATAATTCCGCCGACCGTGACTGAATTATAACCTTTAACCACTGTTGGTGACCCGTAAACTTCAGCTATCGCTTTATATATTAACGGCTCAATCGGCTTAATATAACATCCAACCTCTACGTTGTATCTAGGTGTACGCGGTTGGATTATTCTCGGTGCTGGATCTGGTTTAGCACTAAGATTAACTTTCTCCGCTTTGACAAAAGAAGTGACATAACTATCGGATATGGTGAGGGGTTTAACCAATAGCCCCTCAGCTGCCCGAACGTACATATTTTTCTTGAGACCCGTGTAAGCTTCACAAAATTGTGAGCGTGACCACGTGGTGGCAATAAAGCTATGACGTTGGAATTGTTTATAGAATTCCGATAGTCGACCTTCAACTAGAGTATTGGAGTTTGGCTTCGGAGGCGGTTGAAACTTCCCGCAGATGCTCACGAAGAAAACTCGCTCCAATATTGCTCTAGTGGTATTGTCGAGGTTGTTGTTATGCACGCCAAAATTGATGCCCGCCGTGGCATCAACTAGCACATTGACGTGTCTTTCTTTGGGCCGCCCGAGGTGACTTGTTACCGACATTGCTGCCCTAGCACCATATGCCTCCTTCACCATTTCTGGTTTAAGAACTGATTTGGTGTTTAAACCGGTAACCCACCTAGGGCCCCCCTAGTTCCGCGTGGACGGATTTAGGGAGGCCCATTCTTTCGCTCTCTGTGCAACATCTGTCCCAAAGATTGTTGCACAGTCGAGCTCAGCATTAGTAGGTGTGAACACGAGGAGTTCGATTTTTGGTAGATCGCGAACAATGTAAGTTGCTCGGTGGTGATTTTCCCTCATGTACTTGGTAGCGATTGACCGAACGGTTAATTGATTAGCATATGTACGTTCCGGCGTGGCGCCCATTTTAGAGCGTACCTCCGCCGCCACGTGTCGTACATACCTGTCAAAAACTAACCTTTTCCTAAGCCTCCTGTGCTTGTGAGTGCCAGTGAGGCGGTCGAAACCGTAACCCAACCATACTTTGATTTGGAAGATAACTGGCAATTTGCTGAGCTTGCCAGCCAGTTTTCGGATGCGATGGACTAAGGGTGCTGTCTGCGCACTACCCGGTCCCCTAACCGTGGGATGGTTACTGAGAGCCAAAGGCCTGTTGAGCAGATGCCTAAGGATGTCAGAATAACACGAAAAATTAGCGTGTAGATTAGTAGGGGTTTGCTCATCATAGATTTCGGCATCTTCCAATGTATCCGTTACTATGTTGAGCCTCTCCTTACTCCTCACTTGTTGCAGGTACCACACACCACAACACGCTAAACCACAGCTCGCTGCAGAAACGACGGCCACAACACCGACGGTCTGCATGCAACCTATCCCATATTTAACGTGCTGGGACACGCTGTTTTGCAGAAAGTTACAATTTACGCTCATAGATACGCTCTGCCTTCAAACCCCTGGACTGGAGAGAAAAGTTCAACTTAAACAGTAAGCAATGAAGAAACTGACACGTGGGACTTCC